ATCGCGCAGCTTGTCCACCTGCGCTTGCAAATCCGTGTTTTCCTGCTGCAAATTCACTATCGTAGCCTCACGGTCAGTAAGCGCAGAACGCAAGCCAGATACTTGCGTTTCCAGATGCTCTACCTTTTCCGCCAATTCATCCGCCCGATGGTTCAACGCGTTGATGCGCGTCTCGTAGGCTTGCGACAAAGTGGCAAGGCAGTCCGCTGCAACCTTCTTGCGGTTGGCAAGCGCGTTCACGATAACCGCGCCCAAGCCCCCACCGCCCAGAACAGCAGCGATTAATGCTGTGATAATCTCCGGCGTCATCCCACGCCCTCGTCACCTTCTACGATGAAAATCTCACCGCTCTTGTCGGTCAGGTCGTGAAGCAGGTTGGACCCACCCCCCGCCACAACAGCGGTCAGGATTTTGCCAACGAGTACATTCGGGATATATTGCGCAAACAGGTTCACGCCGGAAAGCCACACGAACACGCCAGCCAACGCCCACGCGACGAACATCAGCCAGAACTTGTCCCACGCGTACTTGTCAAATATCGGCGTAATGAGCGCGGCAACCAGGCGGTTAGCCAGCACCATGAAGCCGATAACGATACCCAATACTGTCACGTCAAATTCCACTTTTACCTCCGGGGGTTAGTGATTATGCCTGTCTTCGTAAAGGTGCGTTTCCATCCTGCACCCGCGCAAAGCGAACTCGCGCTTGGCGCGATATCCGCCGCGTCCATTCGGTTCAATACCATCGTTGTAAGAGACCTCATCATGGCGGATATTGTTCAGTTCCTCGCGGGTTATGTCATTCACCATCAAACGCAGCCAATCAGGCCACTCCTCGCGGTCATATCCGTATATTTCCCCACATTCTTCACAGATACCGCGATTGACAGAAACTACACGCCCGCAAGGGCAATATCTCGTCATAAATTGTCTCCTATAGAAGACTTTCATAGCGAGCCCTGTTGTTTAATTGCTGACAGTATTTGTGATATTCTGCCTTTCGATAACCCAACCTGCACGCCAATCTGTTCAAGCGTGTACCCCTCGCAGAACAGCATCAGGATTTTCTGCTCGCGCTCCGGCAAGCTCTTGGCGTAGGCAACCGCGTCAATCAGCGCATCCAACGCGTCAACACTCTCCGCGTTCGCGCCTTCTATCAAAGCATCAAAGTCTATTTCAGGTTTCGTAATCGCCCCCAATCCACGCCCTCGTGCAACAGCCACGGATACCCATCGCGGACGATCACCGCGCCGAGCTTGTGCGCGTCCCGCCTGGCGTCACGCTGGGACGCGTAGCACAACCGCGCCTCATCCACGCAATGCCCCATGTGAACCGCGTAGAAGTCACCCGACGGGTCGAACTCAAACGCCATGTGGTGCGAGTGCCCCATCAGGACGTGCTGGTGGTACTGAATTGCCAGCGATCGCGCCGTCGCCGCGCCTGCCCCCTTCGGGTGCGTTATCCGGAACACCTCGCCGCCTGAACGCAAGATGCCCCAATAGTACGGTCCGATTTTCCACTTGCCGTTATCCAACTGCATCAGGTTCAGCAGTTCGGACGGGTTCACCGGCGAGTTTATCGCGCGGAGCAAACGCCCCTCGTGGTTGCCCATAATCCACACCAGCGAATCGAACAGCCCGTTCAGCGCGGATAACGCCGCCCGGCTGTGCGCCATTTCGCTGGAGAAGTCCTTGCCGTCCTCTCCGGCAATTCCCATCAGCACGTCAAGCATCTCAGCCTGTTTATTGCGCGGGAGCGTTCGCGCGATTTCCATCAGCCGCGCTTCATCCGCCTCGGATAGTTTGGACCCGTCCGAACCCGACCAGTTCGGTTCCCAGCCGGATATCGAATCCATGTGCATCAAGTCCCCGGCGGCAATCAGCGTGCGGATACCCCACGCGTCCGCGATGTCCAGCACGCGGTTCAGGAAGTCCGCGTTCTGGAACGGGACTTCCACGTCAGGCAGGATAAGCGCGTCGCCTTCCACGACCGGCGGCTCATCATAGCGGGTATATCGGCTTTCAGGTATGCGCTGCGGCGCGGACGGCTGCCCCGTCGCAAGGTAGTAATGCGTTTTGACTGTCCCGACCGCGAGCGATAACTCGCTGGCGATCTCCGCGAAAGTGCGCCCGGACTGCTTCAGCCGCACAATCTCGCGCTTTTGTCTCGTGTTCACTATGGGTGCTGGCACTATGATTTTCCCCCGTTGCTTGCCCTTTCCTGATACACCGCGTCCAGCGCGGCTTGCAAATCAAGTTGGCTATCCACCACCTGCCCCATCCCGCAAGTCGGGCAGAAGTAAACCGCGCCGTAAATCTGGAACAGAACGTCCCCGCAATCTTTACAAGTTTCCGGCATCCGCTTCACCCTCCCCGATAAACGCCAGCAACTCCGCGCGCTGCTCATCCGCCAACGCCTCTGTCGCGCGAAGCTCCTGGTAATCCACCGCGCTTTCACGCCGCGCGACTGTCAGCGCGTACCGCTCCAATAGCGCAAGAAACTTACTTGCTCTGTCTGTCATATGCCTCCTCGATAATCCGTGCCGCTCATTCCCAGCCCTCAATTAGAGGTTTTATTTGCTTTGCTAAAGCGGCATAATATTCTTTGTCTATCAACACGACTTTCACATCAGGAAAGTATTTCGCCATTCTGTTTAGCTTTACGCGACTGTCATCGTCCATGTATCCCTTGACTTCGTGGTATTCGATTGTCCCGTTCGGGTTAGTAATTTTGAAATCAGGCAAGTAGCTCATATTTCCTTTTTTGACAGGAAATTTGAACGTATCAACTTCGTATTCCCACGATTCAATCTCGCCTTGTTGTATGAGCCAGTTCAAATATCTGGCGTAGTTAGCTTCCCACGATGACCTAAAATACCTGTCATTTAAGTCTGGACGTCTTCCGCTTTTTGAACTTCTTTTCATCCTGTAATCAAACTCCCCGTTTTTTGCAAGCCAAACACCTGCGCATCCTCTTGAACAAAATTTACCTCTACCATCGGTTATCCTTGAAATATTGGTGTAAATTTCTGTTCCACAATTCAGACAAACCGCTGTGACATTGGATGTCTTCATTTCCAAAAAACGACATTCATTTGAGCAGAACGCCCCCCTGTTGTCTCTCACTATATCTGAAACGTATACATCAAAACTTTTTCCGCAGTGCTGACAGATTTTTACGATTTTCTTGTTATCTGTATGAACCGCTTGATAACACTTTTCAGAACAATACTTCCGTTTTTGTGACCAATAAGTATTGAACTTGGCACCACAAAGCTCACAGGTATTTTCTACAAACCCACGCTCCTGTAATATTTTGTATTTTGATACCGGGTTCCTTTTAGCAATTCCATAGCGAACGAATAGTTTTGATATTTGGCTTGGGTGTACATTGAATATTTCTGCAATCTGGCTCTGGTTTAGCATCTGGTTGTTATACAAATCAGATAGTTCTGATAGTTTTGGTTCCCAGAACTCTTTGTACGTTTTGGCGCGCTCATCATTGGTTAGTTTGTTGTATTCTGACAGTTTCATATTACCTACCCTCACGCGTGTACGGCACGCCCAGCGCGTCAAGCTGGAACGCCAGCGTGTCCTCAAGCGCGGTCATGAGCTTGCCTCTGGCGTGTTACCTTTTGCTTTGCACCAGAGAGCTTCACGCGCAAGATGGTCTTTTGATTTTTCAGATAATCGTTTCAGTTCATTGACGAGAGCTTGAAACTTTTCGGGACCAATTACAATATCAAACAAGCGGTACTCTTTCCCACAAATTGCGGACCATAACCGCCGGAGATACCGCCCCACCTTGCTTGAATTGTGCGAATAAAAACCATGCTCATATGCTTCGATAAATACTTCTCCGTCGTCAGTTTTCTCAAAAGCAAGAATTGAACACCCACAGTCGCATTTTACAATTGCCAAATTTTCGCTCATCCCTTCACCCTCTCATTCCACAACTCCACCGCCGGCGTCGGGTCGTTATAGCCCACCTGCACGCTCATCGTGGACGCCCCGCACAGCGGACAGAACACCCGCGCCCACTTGCCGTATGTCTCAACCTGAACCCGCGCGTCATCACATCCGCAGAACGGGCAGGGCTTCAGCTTCTCACTCATCGCGCTCATCGCTGCCCCCACCCGTGCCAGAAAAGAACATCATCGCCAGCATCAGCACGAACTCGCCGACTAAAAGCCCAACCGCAAAGCCGATAACCAGACACAGCCAGTTCATTCCACGTCCTTTCGCAGATACTCATCAATGCGCTCCTGCACGCTCTCCGGCTCAACCGGGCGTGCCTTGTTCCACGCCGCCATCACTTCCGCAAGGCTCGCCAAGTCCGCGTCCGTGACGTAAAACGACTTATGCCCGAAGGCGAGAAAGTTGCCGGACAGTTTTATCCGCCCGGCTTCGAACACATCCGCGTAACTTGTAATCATTCATCCTCCATCGCGAGCAGAACCAACGCGCCTATTGCGCCGACGAACAGCCCGACTATCAACCCGGCGATAAACATCACTTCACCTCCGGCGGTTCTGGTATCGGCATCCAATGGGTGACAAAATTACCATACGCATCAAAATCTAAACTCCAAGAAGGGAGACAATCTTTGCCTATGTAATAAGAGCCATATCCAACCCCATATATTCGGGGGTCGTCTAAGTCCTCAACGGTAAGCACGAATACGTTGTGTCCATCGTTTGGGTCAGGCAGCTGCTCACCCACCGGTATCCAGCGTTGCGCCGCCTCAAGCTCAGCAATGCGGGCGCTCAGCGCGTCCTCAATCGGGCGGGTGTTCCAGTAATCCGAATAAATCGTTGCACCGCAATCTTCGCATACAACCTTTTCTGCAAATTTATTGAATACAACTGGTTCACCGCAGAACGGACACGGTTTCAGTTCGCTCATCTCATCCTCTTTTCCACTCATAGATAATTTCCGCATTCTTTCCGCTGTGCAGCCGCCAGGTAGTACCATCAAACGATGGTAAGAGTCCGGATTCCCACAGCTTTATGGCAGAGGAAAAATCTTGATTATATTTAATTGCGAAGAAGGTCGAAATGTAGACCCAGACCGAATCCCCGACCGAAGCCCGAACCGAATACCAGACCGAATCCCCGACCGAATCCC